ATGTTTAATTCAATAATATGGTTGATAATAGGTATTGTTGCTGGTGTCGCGGTTTCTATCATTTTTAATGATTATATTGATAAAGCAAACAAGTATTGGATGCTGTTCACCGGAAAAGCCGTTAGAGGTACTTATGTAAGTGGCAAGATTCACGATCCTAGATTTGATGAAAGAAACCCCTTACGACCTATGGATAGCGTAATAGATGATGGTTGGTGGAAGTTCGAATTGTATATGCCTTATAAAAATATGAATGAGTACCATGCTGAAAAGAACCCTGAAGGTATGGATATTGAAAAATCAGAGGGATTGATAAAAGAAGCAATCCTCCAAAAATATGATAGGGACTATCATGGTAAATACGTTAATATGAATGTTGCGACACGACCGAATCAAATAATACCTGTAGAAAATTTGGATATGAGACTACCAAAATGAGGGCTTAATGCCCTCTTTTATGTATTAAAAAATCACCTACAAAGAGGTGATTTTAAATAAGTTATTTGTTTTCATTACCACCGTTTTTACTTCCAACTTCTCTTTCTTCTAACACACACACTGGTCCCCACATAATTATTCCTCCTTATTATACAACTTAATAATAACCTATAAAATGAATTACTTCAAAGATTGTACTTCAGTAATTGTATCTCTAACACTTTGACTCTTTTCTTTTTCCTCTTGTATCTTTTGTTGTTTTCTACTATTCCACGTATTAAACATTGTAATCAAATTTTGATAAAATTTGTCATGATTTTCTCGATTTCTAGAAGCGAGAGGTATATAAACTGATTTCACAGCCGATAAAAATAGCTGATGATTTGATTGGTATATAACTTCTTCATCTGCAATTCCATTAACAAAATGCATTGAAATCCATTCCAATTTATTAAGCGTGTAGTTCTCATTCATCATGAAATCATTATGGATTTGTATCAAGTAAGAATATACTTCACTACTCGGTATTTTGTCGTCTTCAGACTTACCTTCATTCCATCGTTCCTCTTTGAGAACCTCAGTTAAAGACTTTTTTTCATCTAATTTACTAACAATATAATATATCTCATTCAATTCAATATTGTTAATGATGTTATTGCGCGATAACATTTTCATAAACTTTACATTTGTCAATGATTTAAACGTATGAAATTTATTGATTTCTTGTTGTGAAAAGTACTGATTGCATTCTGTGGAATCGAAATGTATGTATCCAACATCGTCTATAACATTGAGTTTTTTGTCTAAGCTTAATTCTTGAAGAACTTGACTATTGATGTGTGTTATATCAAAGCCACCCGATGATATAATCTGCATAAATTCTTTCGATAAATCAATTGCTTTTTCTTTCTTTTTATAAGTCTTGTCGTACTTATGCACTTGGTTCGAACCATAATACCCTAAAAACCCACTTAAGAGCGCAGCTATTATAGTGATGATTACATACCACACATCGCTATCCATAAAATCACACCTTTATTAATACTAAATTAAAGATATCAAATTTCGCTTTGATAGTATAGGTTTATTTGTCGAATTATGTATAGGGGCAATGAAGCCCCACCTTATCACTTAAATGTACCCCAATCTTCTCCCACTTCACCAGTTGCACTGTTCCAAGTCTTAACCGGAAGCGTCTTATAGTTTCCACTCACATAGTATCCAATCCAGACGTGCCCATCCTGTCGCATGAGCTCTACATACTCAGTGGACCAGCCTGGATTTGCATAGCCACCTTCTGGAGCCGATAGGAATGGACTGCCAAAACGGGACATGATCCGCGTGCCACCGACTGTGAAGGTACCCCTCGCTTCAATCCACTGTGTGCCGTATTGGTTGGTTTTCCATTCGCCGATTGTGTACGGAGTATCTTGAGGCGCAGGCGCCACGACTTTCTTCAGGTCAAAGTACTCAGCCACGCCTTGGGCAACAGCTTCACCTTGTGCCCTCAGTTTACTCTTGTCGCGCATTGCTGCAATATCCTGATTGGAATCCATGAAGCCACCCTCAACGAGTATTGCCAGTTGATGTGGTTCTCTTGTTTCATGGAGATTTGTGACTTTTACGCCCCTATTTGTAAGCCCCATTGCTTTGGAAACGAGCGGAGCAACTATAGAAGCCAATTTATGAGACTGCGGTGCATATGGTCTCACGTGCACCTCAGAACCACCACCGTTGAACCAGACACCCTTGTAGGCATTGTGGTGGAATGCAATATAGACATCCACGCCATGTTTGTTAGCAAGATTAGTCCTCTCAGTGAGTGGTGTATCTCTTTCGCCTGAGGGATCAGATACTTCGATGATTTTCACGCCCTCATAGTGTGCCATGCTATTGATGAATGCATCTGCAACGGGATCATTGAAATACCACTCTCTTTCTCCTGCCGGTGAACGCTTGCCTGCTGTATACTTCCCATGCCCTCTGGATACCCCAATTTTCAATGTCATTATAAACCCTCTCCTTTTTCAAATTAAAAAGACACCCCAATTTTTGAGATGTCTTACTTCAGGCCTTGCTTCTTCAATTCGTCTTCCTGGACTCTCGCTTTCTTTGTAACCAGGAATGTGTTCTTCCAGATACCGTAGAACGCGAATGCAAGTGGGATACCTGTCATCAATACTTGCATCCATAGGTCGATCGCTTCTTGATTGAACCAAGTAAACTGGATACCTACGCCCTGCAAAGCAAGGAGCAGTGCACCCAGGAAACCACCAATCATTGCTACCAGCTGTTTAATCTTGTCTTGTGTCAAAGTCTCACCTCCCTTCAATGTCATACGAATATAAAGTTGAGGACAAATAAGATAAAGGGGACCAGGACAGTAGCCGCTATCCCGACCCCCCACTTCAATGTTGTCTTCAATTCTTTCAATTCCTCATCATTATCTTCTGCCATTCTGACTGCCTTTTTCGACCCGTCATAAGCATCATCGGCCCGCTGCCGTATTTGCTCGAGTCCGCTTAACTTGCCGTCGATCTGACCGAGCCGATCGAATATCTTGATGGCAATATCTTTGTCTTCTGTCGGCATTAAACCCATCCTTTCGTCTATACTTTTTGGGCACATGTTGGTCACCCCTTTTCAAAATAAAAGAACCTACTAGGTTGTAGGCTCTTCTGTTGGGTAATCTTCGACGACATCGACTTTGTTTCCCTCGGCATCTAGTCGAAAAGAATCCTCGTCTTTCTGAATCACATAGTAATCGTAGTCTTGTTTCACGAAGGTCGGGGCACCGTTCAGCCATTTTGCCATCTCATCAGCAGCACCATAGGTTTGATAAACATCCGCATTATCAAACCCATTTGCTCCACCCGGATAGCCAGTAAAGGTGTTCGTACGTACCAACGTATCTTCACTGCCGTCGTCTTTTGTTCTTGCCACATAGTAGCTTGTTTTTTGTCCTGTCAGTGTCATTCGAATCCACTCCCAATCATTTTTGATATAAAAAAGAGGACGATTATTCGCCCTCCGGTACTACCTCAAACTGTGCTTCCTCTACTTCTTCAGTTGATGGTTCGCTCGGAAATGCATCATCCTCCAATACATCTATCATGTAATCATGAACGGCCGCATCGGACGGCTTACCCTGCCTGCGCTCAGTTGATATTTCATGCGGATAGTCGAGCAGCGCATTGTATAGACCTGGCATCAGTTGAGCATACTCTGTCATATCCAGCACAATTTCTTCTTTCAACAGCAGTTCCAATTCTTCATTTTGCTTTTCGATGTTATCAGGATGTTCGGACTTGATCTCTTGGATATCAGAGTAGAACTCTTGAAACTTTTCTGACGCTTTCTTGAGCACCTTTTGCCTTGCTCGATTCTCCCTCCCTTTAAGTTGCAGCTTGGGTAAATACTCTACTACTGACTGAATCGACCCATTAATGATTTTGATTTGCAATATTATCGTCTCCTTTTTATGCAGATATCCATGCCCTTGTTGGCCTGACTTGGACAATGCTCCCTTGATTGATTGTGGCCACATTATAGAATTCCAGTGTGAAAGATAAAGCGCCGTATGTCGGCCGCGGTAGAGGTACGTTGATGGTCAAACTCTTGAGTCCCGAGTCTCTATATACAATAGTTCTTTCCTCATAATAGTTCTGCAAGCTGACGCCACTTGGCACATTACCTGGTCGTACAAGTACAGCGATATGATCACTCGCACTTGGGCTGTCCCACCGCAGGCCAACACGGAATGAGAAGTTGGCATATCTTCCTGAATGGTCTGTATACGCTGTTTGGAATATCTGGGTGCCCCGTCGAGATGTGTCATAGGTCTGCCCATTCCATTCAACACCATCACTGCGATATTCGACCAACTGGATGGGCTGCCCGAACTTCTGCAACCCATTTTCAATGAATAGCGCACCGTCTGGTCTGCGTATGGTCAGACCACCTTCGACCTCCCCCATGCTGTTCATGACGGTTGTCAGGTTCGCTTGGACAGCATCAATCGTAATCGCTTCAAGATCCCGCACATTTGCCGCCTTGACTACCAAACGATCAATAAACGCCTCATTGGCAGTGAAGCGTTCAAACAATGCTGTATCGACTTTCAACCATTCAGATTTTAAGATATTTGTTGTCATTATCTCTGATGTCACGCTGGTCAAATCCGCGTGAACAGCCTCGATTGATTTAGCGAAGACAGCATCGGTGAATATTGTACGTGCCACAAGTCGTTCCATCGTTGCTGATTCTAATGCCAAGTGTTTAGAGACAATGGATGTTGCTTCGATATGACTGCCGTTAATGAAATCAATATCCGCTGTCCCCGCAACAATCTCACCGAAGTTTGCCTTGGCAGCTTCAATGGACAATGTTTTAACTTCTTCAGAAAACACTGTACGTGCCATCAAGAGTCCCAAGATAGCGTCAGCACCCGTGAGGTGGTCCACGTTAATGCTATTCGTTTCAATATGATTACCTTTAATGAAGCCAATGTCGGCAACATCTGCAAATATCTCTGCAAAGTCTGCGGTGACCGCACTTACTGCCAGAGACTCTATATCTCCTGCCACTGCCAAGTCCCCTGTAATACGCATCTTTTCAGTAATGACATCCACAGTCTGTGGGCTGACACTTAAAATACTGGCCAGTTCGTCATCACCAATCTGGACAGAGCCGATGTTGACCTGTCCCCCAGTGACAGATACACCGGATTGCTTCACATAATCTCCTTCTATATCCTGCACTTGCAGACGAATCAGATCAGCACGTTCCTCAATGCTCATGAACGAAGTGTGATAAGCGGTCGCCCTAGTGTCCATCTCAAGCTTTGGATGTTTGAATGCAAACGATGCATCTATGCCCGTTTCAGTTGTTCGAGAGCCAATCATGATCTGCGCCTGTTCCTCATTCCTTGCTGCTGTGAAAGTCAGTTTGTACTGCCTTACTGTATTCCCGCCATAACTGCCTGTTGGTGTCTCCACAACCGTAAATGTCGGGTTGTTCACTTTATAGTTGCCCAATGGACTAAACACATAACAATAATTGAAGTGCTCACTGACAGAAGCATTCTCCACGAAAGCGGTAAAACTCAGAGTATACTGCTCCCCCTCCACCAATGCTAGATTCGGAGAACGGATGCCCAGAGTGCTTCCTGCAGCAGTATTCCTGACACGCATGTATTCGCCATAGGTCAAACCTGTCACACCTGCATTGAAACTTGACCATTGTCTACGGTTCTCCACTTTTGTGATGTCCGTGTGACTGAGCAGATTCGGATTCACGATATCATCCAGCCATGCCTTCCGCTCAAAGCCTGCGATGGTCTGCTCTGCATTTGAACCGTGGGTGTTAAACCAGTCGTCATGCCCTGCTACAGTAGTTTCGATACTATCTACGGTTTGAGTAAACGATGATAGTTGTGATTCATGGCCATCCGTTTTAGTCAGTAGTGCGGATATTTCATCGGCTGATGCACTGATGTCCGCCTGTGCCTGCTCCAAACCGGATTCTGTGTCGCTGACACGGGTCAACATGGCGGTGATGGAATCAGAATTCAGCTTAGTCTCATTCGACCAAGTTGTAATGTCGTCATCATGTAGTTCCGTTTTATCCTGTAATAGACCGATGGATTCTGCATTCGCGTCGAGTTCTAAACCATATTCCGTGATTTTACTCTGCAACGGCTCGATGTCTGTCTGCTCGAGTTTGGCGGACAATTGGCCGTCGATAAAGTCGATTTGTTGGTTGAGGGTAGTAATTTTCTGTTCGGTATCTTCGGGTGGCGCTTCCCAAGAGGTTGCCTTATTTCCTTCTTCAATTTGAATTTCAACTGTGTATGGATAATCAGTTGAAATGGGATAAAACTTGCCTCTCATTTCTAGTTGTGAATCACCTGTTTTGATTTGAAGAATGGTGTTATCAAAGTTCCAGACTTTAGTTTCGGGAGAAGCCCCTTCTCCTGATTCATCATAATAGACAAAACGATCGTTCATTCTTTCGCTGAAACTCATGATATAAGACTGATTAGGTTTCAGATTTGCAATAGAACCGTATGAACTGGTGCCGGATTGGTCAACATCCAATATCACTAACTTTCCAGAGTCATTTTCATATTTCCCATTAGGATAGGAATGTGTCTCAATAAATACAGAAGTCGAAAATAAATTCCGCCCACCAACTTCCAACCCATCCAACTCAGCTTTCGCATCATCCAGCTGCTTCTGCAGTGCTTCCCTCGTACTCCCCAGCTCACCTTCCACGCTCAACAAGTCATTTTGAACACTCTCAAATTGCTGACGAAGTGTCGTAGATTTATCCCCGAGGAAGGTATCGATATCGGAGATGTTTCCAGTGATTTCGTTATAGAGTGCTTCATGCTCGCCTTTGAAGGTCTCGAGGTTCGACTGCACTTGACCGGCTTTCGCTTCAGCATCCTGCTCCGCTTGGCTGATGGCTTCCGTTCTTGCGGTATCAATGGCGCCCAGCAGTTCTGTTCTTTGCGTAGCGATATCCTGAGTCAGTTGTGCTTCAAGTGCATCGGAATAATCTGTGGCTGCGTTGATTGCGTTTGTCCGAGAGGTTTCTATAGCTGTTTCGATTTCATTGCGCTGAGTGTTGAGTTCTGTCTGCATGCGCTGTTCAGCAGCAGCTGTTTCTGCATTAGCATCGATGACGGCTTGTTGGTAGGCGTTCTCTATGGCTGTTGCCTGGGCATCGTACCGGACATCAAAGTCATTCTTGAGTTGGGTGATGTAGCTTTGTGTATCATTCCTGTTTCGCTTCAGTTGCGCTGAAATGCTCTGCTGACGCTTGTCCGTTTTAAAATGCTGATAGTCACCCAAAATGATTTTAGAAAGGCGATGGTCCAGAAGGTTATTCTCCATCTTATGGACTCTCGCCTTCTTGATGATGTTCGCTTTCTTATAGATGACGCCGACACCATCACCGAGATCATGCACATCCGCTTTTGCTACATCCGTCTTCCAGAGTGCCTTGGGCACACAATTCTCGAGCAACCAGTAGTAAGTGCTGTCAGCAAGCAATTGCTTATTCTCGGTATTCTCAAATACAACTTCTGAAGCAATCCTGGGATGGATTTCTCCATTTTCATAGTAGCCGTACTCTGCAGTAGCCGAAGGGATTTCAATATAGTTTTGACCAGGTGGTTTGGTGATTCCGTCCTTGGACCACTCTATATCTGTGAATTCAATACGCGGGCCATGCCCTTCTCCAGATTCCTCGCCCCTACCCCGTCCAACTGCAGCAGTATAAACTTCTGATTCATCCTCTTCCTGAGTTAATGAAAGAAGGTTTGAACCATAAGCAAAACGCTTTCCGGTCCATCGTCCGAGTCTCTTTTTGATATAGAGGTCTTTGCTGATGATCTTGCGACCATTAAATGTCAGGCCATAATCAAACTCAACACCGAACTTCTCAATGATGAGGGACCGGGCATTGGCTACACTGTCACGGTAGAAGGTGATGTCAGCACGGTCTGTCACATCATAGTCCTTTACATACCAGCCGATTGGATTGAATGCTGCATCGGCAGCAGGTTTCATTTCAGTATCTCTGAAGCGTCTGTCATGGATGTTCCCCATCGCTTTGGCTTCATCGAAGAAGATGTGCACACCATCGAAGACCAGCGTCTGCTTGGCTTCTGCTCTCACCTTACGACTGTGAATCTTATACAGCTGAAACCGTTTCTGGCGGTCATAGTGTCCAGCAAACCAGGCTTTCTCAACATTTTTCTTATGATTGTATTGAGTGCCCTCTTTTGTTTCATAAAAAAGCGGAACTTCAACGGATAACTGATACAGTCCATTGAGTTCCACTGTTTGTATTGCGGATAACAAATGCTTTTTTGGTATGATCTTCTGTAGTTTTTTCTGTCTGTCGAATAGATAAATCATAGGCTCACACCTCTATACTTGATGGTAATGCTTGCAGGTGTCGGTGTGACGACCAGTTGGTCCCCTGTCTTCACTGTAAATTCTTCCATATCACTTTCTATATTCAATCCGTCCATCGCATCCGTCTCTGTCACATTCTTGGTCAATGCCTGGTCCTCCAGATACAGACGATAAACAGAAGAGACATTTTCATGAGAATAGTTGATGTTCAAGTCGGTTATCGTATTCCTCAATGACCACTCCTTAATCCCTGTATCGAATTTGATTTCGACATAAGGCTGTACAGGTTCGGTGGAATCTATATCCAATGTCTGAGCGTTGGTGTAGTTGATCGTGTGCTCATCCTTATACTTTAGCGGATCATGCCATAAAAAATCCAAGACGAATGACTGCTTTGCAGCTTCATTATCTGGAGTTGATCCACCTTCATAGGTGACATAGTAAGTGAAACCCACTTCATCACTGAATTGGATATAGCGCGCTGACCTCAGCAAGCCATTCAGAGCACTTAGTTTTTCTTTCAGGATGTCTGTATCATCCGCATCTATTTCGACCGTCACACTGATGGTTTTGGAAGCCAGACGCTTACTCAGCACCATCAACCCATCATACCCGGCAGGTGTGGATGTCTGGACGCCGTAGCTGTTCAGTTGCCGGCCGGTGATGTTTGTCGTTTCTACTCTGCAATCTGCATCGGAAAGATGTTCATCGATGTTTGTACCTTCTATAATCAACTGATGGGGAGACGGGAGATGTAACCCTCCCGTTCGTTCCCCTGGCAGTTCAAATTCTATCATTCATACACACCTCCCAAATATGATTCTTCAAGATTGGTCACTCGGACCGTCTCATCGTTGATGTCCTCGACGAATCCTCTATATTCACGATCACCGAGAGTAAACCGAATGTTAGCTGACTGCTTCACATCCAGTCCATTCTCCAAATCGTGTCTTATTTCAGCGTCACCGATAGCTGTGATACTACCGTTCAAGTCTTTCTCATTGATATCAAACCCGATTGGATCGAATTCAGGTTCATAGGCATTCTGCAGTTTGTCTGTCATCTTGAGTACTTCATTCACTACGCGATCCGACTCATTGCCGATGCCGATGGCGAAGCCTTGCCCGGTGTACTGACCCATCGCCATTGTTACGCGGGATGGGGATTTAATCTTCAGCGCACTACGGATGGTTGCTGCAGCTCTGTTTGCAATCCCAGCCGCTGTTGCATAGACGGACCCTGCCTGACTTTGCAATCCTGCTCTATAGCCGCCCATCGTGTAGGCACCAGCACTGTAGAATTGACCGTAACTGCCACGGATTGTGCCGACCGACTGCGACATAGTGGAACGTATGCTTGCAACGGCCCTTGCTCCGCCACTCATGATGCTATTGACCATGGCTGACATGCCGGAGTTTGTGGCTGACACCATCTGGCTCATCCCGGAAGTCGTTGCCTGGGAAAGCATCTGCATACTGTTTGTGCCGGCCATCTGCATACTGCGGTAGCTTTGTGTGGCCGCTTTGTTCATATTGGCTGTCTCATTGGTACCTGTGCTGCTGATGTCGGCAAAGTTGCTGTTGGAGTTGCTGAGGAGACTGTCAATCTCGTTTGATGAACCACTGTTCATGTTACCGAATTCGCTGATGACATCGGAACTCAATCCGGCCGTTTCACTGCTGCCGGTGCTTGCCAGACTTTCGAAGTCGCCAGACATAAGTGCATCCATGTTCGCTGTTTCGGCAGTGGATCCGTTCGCCATTTCATTGATGGCGGCAGTAAAGTCACTGCTCAACCCGGATGCTTCAGATGCACCTGTACTGTGGAGACTTGTAAAGTCTGCAGATCCTGTCTGATTCATGGCGCTGATGTCTTGTGTCGCATGCTCACGCATGTAACCTGTTTGACTTGTGACACCCGTATTGAGTGCCGCCGTGTTCGTCGTACCGGACGCCAGTAGGCTCTCGAAGTCGAATGCCGAGTTGCTCGCCATTGTGCTAGTGTTTGCGTTTACGCCAGCCATCATGCCGCTTGTGTTCGTTGTGGCATTGGCACTCATGGTGCTTGTGTTCGTGCTGACGCTGTTGGCCATTTCGGAGGTTTTGGCACTTGTGTCGCTGCTTGCTAATCCGAGAGTGTCGCCGATAAATCCGAATACCTTGCCGACCGTGTCACCAATAGCCCCGAGTACCGTGGACACCGTCTCGAAGATGGAGCCGAATATTTCTTCAGTTGTACTGCGGATGCCCTCAAAAGCCGCACCCCATTGACCGGTCAAAATATTGATGAAAAATTCTATAATTCCGAGTATCAAAATGGTGGCTATTTGAACCACATTAGAAATGAGCGACCAAGCCACTTGGAAAGCGCCGGTCAAAATGTGGAGCCCAGCCGTAGCTACGGCAAGGATGCCGCCTAGTACTCCAGCTATAATCGTGAGCAAGGCAGGGAAAACCACACCTGTAATTTGGAGTATTTGAGCACTATTTTCAGACCAAAACGCACTCACTTTTCCAAAAATACCCGACACGGTATTCCATATGGCGCCTACCACCGTCGAAATAAAGCCCCATACAGCCTGCCATACCATTGAAGCGACCGTGAGTATAGTTTCGTGGTTTGACTGCCAAAAACTGGAAACCCAGCCGACGATTGAAACTATTATATTGTAAATATTTGTAATTACCGAAACTATAGTGCTGAGTACCAAATTCCAAATTGTCATTGCTACCGAAACAATTGTTTCATGGTTATTTATCCAAAAATTAGCAACTGCGGAAATTACTGTAGATGCAATTGAAAGTATAAATCCGAGTGCTGAAGCGATACTGGAGCGGATGAATTGCCACCCGGAGACTATTACGGGAACCAAAGTGCTCATCACATACTGGACAATCGTGAGCAAGGAATTCCAAGCAATTGTCGCTATTGTGAGGATATTTTGCTGATTTGCGTCCCACCAAGCGACCAAAGACCCCCATATTGCAAGGACAAAAGTGACCACTGCAGAGACGGCATTGGATATATGCGCCTGCACCTGATTCCAGATCGAGACGACCCGATTTCGAAACTGTTCATTGGTCTGCCATAGGTAGATGAAGGATCCGATCAGTGTGGCAAAGATGGATATGACGCTCAATACCTTCAAGGTAATCGCACCAAATGCCGTACCAAGCGCTTGTATTCCAGTCCATATCGCCATTGCTGCAGGGACCGCCATCATAAAGACGCCGGCAAGTGTCGTGATGACACCGATGATCATACCAACCACTGGATGATTGGCCAGTAGCTCCTTGGTAAACTCGAATATTTTATTGGCAACATTCAATACTGCTTCACCAAGTGGTGCCATGGCAATACCGAGATTGACCAGGGTGCCGATGATGTTGCCGATCAAATCAATCACTACTGGTCCTGTACGCTCAATGTACTCAACGAAGTTCTGGAAGGCTTTATTATTGGATAACTCGGCCGCCCAATCCCGGAACCGCTGCGTCATTCTGTCCAGTCCATCGAATACATGGCTGCTGTTCGCCCCGAATGCAGCAAACAGATCGATGATGCCGAGGAATGTATTACCGAAGATCCGCCCGATTTTCGGCATGTTCTCCATCACATAATTCGTGAAGTCCTGGAAACCATTCTCTGCAGCCATACGGTTCGACCAGTTGGCAAACTGTTCCCCCAGATTGTTGAATCCTTGAGCGACCCAATCAATCAATGGCATGGCTGCATTCATCATGTCGATGAGCCCCTTGCCGAATTGCCCGGCTGCCCGGATGATGTTTTCGAATACCCGGACACCCGTTGTATTCATATTCTCGAAGAAGCGCATCATCGTTGGAGATTCGTTAATGAACGCCTTCAGTTCATTCGTCATTCCGGCCATTGAATTGACTACGCCATCAATGAACGGAATCATCTGATTGAGTGCTGAATTCGCCGCATAGATGGCCTGCCCCATCGTCTGAAAGACAGTATCCATGTGGCTATCAACGATGCTATTCCAGGACGCTTTGATCGTGTCCAGTGCTTTTGTGAAACGCGCGCTGGCTTCTGTGGCTTGGAATGCTTCATCGTTGTACCGTTTCAGGACAGTGGCAACAATGCCACCAAAGGCCAACCCGCCGGCACCTGCAACTGCAAACGCGCCCACAAGCGCCAAGACACCACCTGTTACGACACCGAGTGCAACACCCAGTGCCATGACTGCGGATGTCAGTCCGGCAATGATTGGAACGGCAGCAGTAAGCGAAGCGAATATACCACCCTTGAATACATTTGCCATAACAGTGCCGATTGACCTGATGTTGGTAGCCAGCTCACCCATACGCCTGTTGAATGGATCAGTGAAGTTTTTCTGTATCGCATGGTAGGCTCGACGGAAGCTCATTCGATCTACATCTGCACGGACTGTGGCAGTGAAAGGATGACGGACCCTTCGACGCAGACGTGTAAAGACACTTTCTATTTCTTTGAACTCTTTTACGTATCTGCCGGTCCCGATTTCTCGCCATCGACCTGCAGCATCCTGATAATGCTTGTCAAAATCAATTACTGATTGTTTTGCACCAAACACTGCTTGTCTGAAGTTTGTCGCATCTCCCATGAGACGCTTGGTGATTGAAGAGCCATCAAAGCGTTTTGCTAGTGCTTCCGCTTGCAGAAGGCCGCGACGGAAACGGGAGATATTAGCATCTACATCCGTATTGATTTCATCCGGCACTTTGCTCGCCTGTGCTGCTGCCCGATTGATATTACGCTCAAAGTTCCTGATGTTCGCATATATCCGTGCAACGAAGTTTTGCACATCATCCATCTGCTCACCCCTTTTTATTTATCTATTTTCATGGACTGTTTTGAGCCATGCGTCCATATCTGCAACCTGCTTCTTACGGACGTGCTTACGCCTATGCTTATCCACCCATTTCTCGTATCGGACTTGTTCCTTGTCTTTATCAATCAGCTCGCGCTGTTCTTCGATATAGCGCTTCTGCGGCTTCACATTGGCACCGTTATTCATCCGGGCCATTGCATTGGCAGTGAACAATCCGTCCTCCAGAGTGTCCAGACGGCGATGTCTGGCCCCTTTCATCAAGGTACGCCAATATCTTGGCGTCATCTGCCATATCTCGCGCTCAGGGACATATCCAATCAAGCGCTGGGTGGTGGCAAAGACATAATCCATATCAATTACTTCATTGCTTCTTCTTCCTTCGCTGGATCCATCACTGCTTCGTACATGTCCACGAGAGACTGCGCCTGCTCTTTCGCTGCTTCCCTCGCTTCCTCCTTCGTTTCGCCCTCTCCAGCTTTCGCCTGCTTGTATCCCTGTCTCACGTTCAGCCAAAACCCCCTGATTTCCTGTTTGAAGTATCCTGAGCCTTCCAGAACTTCGATGGCACCCCGAATCAGTTCGATTGTGTCCTCTTTCTCATCGATGACTTCGGCAAGCGCCTTTTGGATGTCGGATTTCTTGAAACGTGTTACATGCGCCGTGGCGCAGTCCCAGAAGTTGAGCAGTGCATCAGTACGGCGTTGAACCAAACCAAGGTAAATGGCGTTGATACCCGGTGTTTCATTACCATCCTTGTCTTTTGTCGCATATTCCTTTGCACGTTCACCGAACAGGAATGATCCTGACGCTTCTACATGTTGCCCTTTGATTTCTAGTTCTTTAATGGATTCAGTCATAATGTAATTGCTCCTTTATAGATAAAATAGATAAATAAAAAAGGACGAGATGAACTCGTCCAATGATTATGCGTTCGATTTATTTTCCAGTGTGCCGGTATACTCGCCTGGTGCTTCGAAGTCTACTGCAGCTGTGGATGGATTCAGAACACTTTCAGGCAGCTTCGGCAGGGCACCCTTAGCAGTCTCCACTTTAATTGCCAGCGTATGTTCAATTGTATCTTCCTCATCATCGAATGACTTGCTGATTTCGGAAACTACAGAATAACCAAAGATGGCATCGTGGCCGTCCACTTCTTCAACCGCGTCACCGATTGTCACTTTCTTCACACGTTTATCAACAAGCCATACCTTAATCTGCTCTTTATTGCGGATGGCTTCGTCAAGTGCCTCCTGCCCTTCATCGTCTTCTACGCGATTCGCTGTAAAAGTCACTTCTTCAGCATGGGCACCATAGTCACGGTCCGTCTTGCCCCCACGAATCTTGTCGACAATCTCATTTGTGATTGTGTGGCCACCTTCAGTGAGATCTCCAACTACAAGACCTTCTGCGCCGAGTTCAGAGTTTGCCGGCTGTACCATTACTGCATAGTTGTTAGCCATTCACTTCATCTCCTTAATTTTCATTTCTATATAAAACATGATGACGGACTGTGTAGACCAGGCGGAGCACCCCGTGCGCCGTGTACTGATCAATGTCCGTCATCATCTGTTCGTTCGATAATCTTATTTTCTCAACTTCATAATGCTCCATCGGAATCTTTACACGAGTGTAGAATTTCAGCCACTTCATGAGCTCCCGGCATTCCGGCTTGCTGTCTGCATACACATGCATCTGCACCGCTATATCCTCTCGCATGGACGTGGAAGTTACAGACTCAGTAACATTCGTCTCACCGATAACGATGTATGGTGTCACCAGCTCCTTTTTCACGCCATCCTCAACACTGTTCACCTTAGCCTTCAGAGGTGACTGATAGACCATGTTAAACACGCCATTGTATAGTTCTTCATGAGCACTCACCCAGTTCGACATTCAGCCACCTCCTAACTAAAGTAGTTACTGAAGAATTTTCTCGCGACATCTATGGACGGATACCAGAACGGTTGAGCGACCATGCCATAAGTCGTGTACCACTTGCCGTCATCACCTTTATAGGTCCACGGGAGTTTCTTTGCTCTGGAACCGCCAGGGCCTGTAGCGTAGATGCCAGTACCGAACTCCAGGAACACTGCCCAATACGCGCCAACGCTGACTGATGCTTCCAGACCACCGATGTCCGACTGTATTGAATTCTTCGTCATCCCGGTATCAACTTTCACTCGACTACTCGCTTCCGTATCAAGTATCAGGGCCGTCTCACTGACGCCCTGCTCCACAACCTCTTTAGTGCGGTCACTGTATGCTTGCAAGGCGGTTACAAGGTCTTTCATGGCGACACCTCTTTCAGAGGAATACGATTGACCTCACCCTGACCGCCCTGATCTTCGATATCACCGATGATCTCGTACTCTTTTCCATCGTGCATGATAATGTCCGTACGCTTGGGCTGCACACTGTATGGCACATAGAGCGCCCTTGTGAGCTGTTTATCCATGTTGTGATAAGTCAGTCGCTCAGAGGTGGAAGGCGTGTCCATGAAGCCCCTAACGGGGACGACGGTATCGGTTATAGTTTCCTTAAATGGATATGTCTCGGATTTAGTCACTACTCTTGTGATGATACTGATTTCATGCGGAAACTCGCTAATGTTCATATGAGCCACCCCAGTTCACACGACGAAACGGAAGAATCAGCTTATAAGCCTTCGCCTCAGCGTTGGCATCCCACGTATAGGACACAGAGCCCATTGAGCGACTGATGACACCGTTGTTGTGATGCTGAATCATTCGCGCAATGAACTCTTGCACTTTGGCCGGATACGGTTCCGGAAAAGACCGGTGGCAGTATTCTTCGGCCACTTGTGCATAGTGTGGTATTAACGCTTCAATGCGCTCGTCTTTAGAGGTGTCGGTGATGTCCCATTCATTGAGCATTTTTACTTTGTTTACTTCCATTTACTGCACCTCCTATTCTTGAGGAGCTTCACTCAGTTCCTGCTCAGCCTTTTCAGCCTCTTCCTTGCCCTGCACTTTTTCGCCGTTGGACAGCTCATAATAGCCTCCGCCGGTATGCTTAGGATAGTCAGTACCCGGTCCATCGTTTTGGCCTTCAGGCGCTTCATCTGAAGCGCCCTCTCCACCAATGAAGCCTTTCTCCTGCAGTTCTGCGACACGCTCGTCTGATGCTTCTAGACCGCGCCTTGGATACCAGCCGTCTTTCTCGTATAAACGTTTGTTATCCTGCCCATCTCTGAAATTTTTCTCTACCGGAAATAGTTCACTCATTCAATACGCCTCCTCTTTTTATGCTACTGGTTCAGTTTCTGTCAGTGGCACTTGTACCACACCGTCAAGTCGTTCAGGGAACATGAGCACGCCGGATACAAGCAGCGTCTGTTGCGTCAATGATTCGTTGTGCAGGAAGTGCTTCATACCGATGAATCCAGTGTCATCAGATGTCAGGCCGAACTGTACACCAAGATCGGATGAGCCCGCAGGAATATACGCGATGACAAGGTTCTCTGCAGCCGTTGCGTATACGCTGCCTTGTGCCACCTGAGTAGATGTGAAGACGACGGTGCCTGTCGCGTCCGTGTAGTAGTTCAGACCAAACGCAGTTTCAAGTGACAGCTTCTTATCGGCAATCGCCTGAGCGACATCCATCGGATGAGCGAATACAACCACGCGGATCGTGTCATCCTCAAAGATCGTCTGCAGCGCACCCCATGAAGTCGCCAGTGCACCTTGGAGTCCATTGGCAGCGTTGAGATTCGTTTGCGCTGCGCCAGACTGTACAAGGTCGAACAGGTCGGTGCGGATACCTTTCTGCACCTCTTTAATAAGTGCATCATCCGTGTAAGAGACGGCCTGATCTGCGCCATACGTCTGAATCGATTCGCCGGTCGTCGATTTACGATATTTTTTAAGCGTGATTTTCTTAGTATCCTTAACTGCCGGTGTCACTTTGGACAGCGGGATGATTTCACCCTCAGCTACGTTGCCGTCTGCAAGGTCAACTGTCGGCTTACCCATCAGCTCAATCGTCATACCGCTCTGTACTGGCATCATGCGCGAAATGCCAATAGCTTCCTGGAATGATTTTAGAGACTCCTCGAAACGATAAACGTAATCGATGGACTTCTCCTTGAAGTTATCCAGGTTTGGTACCGTTTGAAGGTTCCCCTCCGGAAAGTCTTGTGCAGCAAAATGTTGCAGGTTCAGTTTCAGTTTTCTTTTTTCAGTCATATAACATTCTCCTTTTATTCGAATAATTGCATGTTTTCTTTAATGGCTTTTTGGCGTTCTTTCGGGTCTTGAATCTGCATGATTTGACTCTTAGACATTGTGCCTGACGGTTCATTACCTTCTTCTGGTGTCCTGCCAGTTTTCTTCTGCGACTGGAACAGGTATGGTTTGCTTTCACGCAGAGCAGACACTTTATCATCCAACCCTTTTACAGTCTCGCCATCTTCATCGAGTTCCAACCCCTCTTTATCAAGCAGTGCAAGCACATCATTGGCATCGTTCGCGTCTTTAGCAACTGCAAGTTTAATAGCGCTGTTCAGTTGAGACTTACTGTATTTCTCAGACCAGTTTTGATTCTCGGTTTGAAGATCCTGAATCTGCTGCTGCAGTTCGCTGTCATCCTCGACCGAATTTTTCAGTGTTTCGATCTGACCGTCGCGTTCTTCAATTTGGTTCTGCAGATCTTGGATTTCCTGATTTTTGTCATTCAGTCTGGAACGGGGCACCATACCTTCTTTTGATTCTTCGAGCGCATCGTTTACCTGAGTCTCAACTTGTTCCTGCGTCAATTCACCATTTGCTAGTTTCTCCAGTAGTTCTTTAATATTCATTTATATTCGTCTCCTTATTTCGTTTTTTACGTGTCACGACACGATAAGTTGTTGACTGCCTTTTTACGTCTTAGAGCCTATTGGACGCATCAAAAAAGAACAGTTTTACGACGTATTCAGGTCGGCAATACACATATAGTGTTGAGATAATAGAAGCAGCAGCAATGTCTTTATACTCTGATTGCTGCCATCCAAGAGTAGCGACTTATCGCCATCAAGATATTCCCACTCGCATCATCATGGGGGACCACCTCCGGCTAAGATTTGCGTTTCACATCAATGATGCTCACCCCCTTTCAACAGGCTTGTCACGGTTCATCCTCTTCAGCTCTTTCGCAATATCAGCAGTGTTCTTCTCAATGGCTTGCAGCAACCTAAAGATTTTAGTTAAAACGCCGCCGTATTCACTACGTATCATAATCATCCCCTTAGAATCTTCTTGAATTGCGCTCCTTCTTCCACAGTTTTATCTCGCGGATTGCCATAAGTGCACTCAATAGAGCAAAGACTGCATAAGCACTGCCCCTAATTGGAGCGCCCATACCAAAATGAGCGACAGAAAAGAGGACAGCGACTAAAAAGAAAAGGCAAAAGATTGCTATGTTCATCCCTTTCACACTTCCCATACCGACTACCTCCTCACGATCATTAACGCACCTGTAAACGGGTTCCTGATAACATATATATTTGGTCTTATCTGTTTTAAATCGACTTTAAGATGCATCGGCCATCTTCTCCTTCTCCCACTGCTCATAAGTCATGTATGGAATCAAACCATCTTTAGTACGTCTCACGCTTGGCATCTGGCCATTGACGCGATACAGCTTCTTACACCTGCAATTGATGTTCTGCTTGGCACTATCCACTCCCACTAAATTGCCTGGAGACGGGCCGACGGATAAGCCAACTTTGAACATGCCGTTCTCATCCTCCGGTTTTCCGTCCATCTTCTGATGACTGAGCCGTGTACGCCTGTCCAACGTGGCATCCCAATAGCCTTTGATGCGCGCGCCGAATGACTTCGCTTTGGCTGCAGCATCGTCTCCGGATTGCGTTTGCGCGCGATGTGTTTCAGTACGTGCCACCATCCGCGACTTATGCATGCCCCACTTCATGTCGTTATTGATCTCGTGTGCAATCTGGTTGTAGCTGTTCCCAGCCATCAGACCGTTTGCGATGTGTCCTTGCAGCCGCTGAATGACTTGCTTACGGTGTCTTTCGAATGTAGGTGCCAGCTTAATCAACTCAATCGGCTGTGCTAAGGCTTTCTGTATCTGCTCTGTAGAGGGTACGGTGAAAGTCATTGCTATTTGGCTGGACTGCTCAAACAGGTACATGTGGCGCATATAGCTGTCCAGGTAGACTTTTGCCTGACTGAATACAATCAAGTTGATGATTTCGCTGTAATCATCCTGAAGAAGCTCCTCTATGCGCTGCAACTCTTTTTTGAATCGGTTGTACTTGTTGAATTCCGTCCAGGTAATATGCGGATCATCGTGCTGATACTTATCCAACATTTCAGCAAAAGACTGTTTGATGTGTTTCAGACGGGCAGCAAGTATCTTCTCAGCTTCGTGTTCAGCTTCGGCAATGAGTTTGTCGATATGCTTATCGATGTCATTCTGGTTCTGGACCATCGCCCTCACCGCCCATCACGATACCCTCCGTGTCTTTGCGTTCCTTCTCCTTCTCTACATCATCCACCCAAGGATGGTGCGCCAGGACTGTTTCCTCGGATAGATAAGACTGAGATGTCGATGCAATCTCTGACTGCTCTTTTTCATTGACCATACGATTGTAGTTGAATGTGACATCCACCTCTTCAGCAAGGTTGCTGTCAATGCCTTCATACTCGAATATGAACCACAAAAGCTGTTTGATTGCTGGGATGGTCTTACGTGCCAACTGCTTCGTCTTGAGGTCCAGCCCTGTGTAGAGGAATCTCAATGCAATACCGGTTGGACTATTGCCGAGCTCATTCTTTTTAAAGTCGACACCTCGCCCGTACTCATAGATCCACTCCCTCAGCTCCTCAACCCATTCAATCGAGGACTTAACAGGTACCTCGATTTGGATGGTTTTAACGCCACCTTCTTCACTCACTGCGATGCCACTGTAGTATTTGAGGTTCTTTTTAAACTCGTCCATTTTCGTACCTTCATAGCCCTGCAGAATGTAAATCAGTTCCGTCGATTCATCAAACATGTTCTGTGTATCAGATGTACGCCGGTTCATGGCATCAATGAATGTCTTGTAGCGCCAAATGTCGCTCTCAGACTGACTGTTATTCTTGAATGGGATGAATGGCACCCTGCCCCAACTTTCACCGTTCAGATGCGTTGTAGGGTTCGCCTCGCCCACACCGTGGTACCAGGCAAGCTGTAATTCACCTTCTGACATGATGTAGTACCAGACCTGTTCTGCCGTCCAGTACTCGACGCGCTGCTCTTCACCGACAATATAGTGCCGGATGACTGCATGCAGCACCCTCTGTTTCCTGTCTTTCCAAATCGGGATGATCTGCTCGGCCGGAATCTCCAGCGTATTGAAATTGCCCTCTTCATCAACATATGGATGCAACCACTCAACACCTTTATTCGATGCAGCAGTAAGGATATCGTTCAGGTCATCGTCGAAGTCATAGCCTAAATGTTTCTCGATGACTTTCATGACCTTCTCGTTCTTATGTTGATAGTTGGGCGACTCTCCGACGATGTAGCCGACCTTCTGGTCCACCAGGTTGGCATGCGGTCCATGCTCGAACCGCCAATCCGGTTTATCTTCATCTGTCTGCCCGTCTGTGTCTTTGGGCGGATCTTCGTCCTTGATGTCTGGGTGATTGTCGTAGTATCGTTGGCCCGTTTTGTACAGCTCTATATTTGGTGCATTTTCTTCAATCAAGCGGAGCAGCATATCCGTTTGTGATTCCTCGGATGGCTTAGCCCCGTCTGTCAATTGTTCCCCGTGTGGTTTACTGAATGGATCCATGGTATACCTCCTTTATTTTAGGAATGAAATGGCCGGTTGCTTCATGTCTTCGCTGAAGGCATAGCGTGTGGAGTCGATGGCATGATTGTCTTTATCCTGAAGTCTTGGTTTCACATTGCCATCCTTATCCGTTTCATAATCGATGTTCTCGAACTCCCGTGCGATGTTCGGGGTGCGCTTAGGATCGATGACGATGGCATCCAGGTCATCTAACCAACGCTCACCATACTCGACACTGTCCTTGCCCTTCTTTGCACCTTTAATGCGTGAGATGCCGTGCTCCCGTTTCAGTTCGTCAATGGACTTCGGTTCGGCACTATCCGCAAGGATACGTTCGTTCTGGTACCCCTTCTTGATGATTTCTTTTGCTAACTCACGGTTACTCATTTTCACCTTATAGATTTCATCGACTGCATATATGGTGTTTTTCTTTTTGTCATAGTGCCAGACGACAAAAGCATTTGGATCAATTGCATAACCGAAGTCATTGCCGTATCTGTAATTGTCGAACACGGCCACTTCTGCATTTGTAATCTCTCTGAATCGCAGGTTGTCGAATGGCACCACACCGGAGCCGATCGCCTTGCCCAAGTACTCCCATTCATACCTGCGTTCATTCCGTTTCTTGGTCGCTTCTGCTTCCAAGATGAATTGACTGGAGATGAATGGGTTATCCAGGTATGTCGAGTGATGGACATAGGTGTTATCAGCGACGAATGCAGATTCATACTTCTTGTTCACCCAAGACTGTTTTCTCTTCGGTGGATTGTATGAGTAGAAGAACTTATAAAAAAGACCATCAGGCAGCTCCCCACGTAGCAAGGAGTTGGTGATGGTCGTAACTTCATCTTCAGTTAGGAATTCGGCCAGTTCTTCAAGCCAAGCGATTGCAAAGGGGAATTCAGCACTCTTCAAGGACTTGATGCGCTCCGGCTCTTTCGCGCCTCTGAATACCATGTAGTTACCTCTGGGCTTGTAAGTAATTCGCATTGGGGACTTGTTCACTTTGAATAGGTGACTGACCTGCTGCTCAGATATAGCCCATCTGATCTGCTCGAATATGGAGAGCTCAATCGTATTATCTATCTTGCGAATGCCCACAGCATTAACCGGAAAGCGCATGAGCATCTGCACAATGATATGAGCAATGTCTGAGGACTTGCCGGAGCCCCTGCCACCTTTGCAGACTACATTAAGGATGTCTGGATCCATCGCCGCTTTCCATACGGAATGGAAGGGCTTTGGAATAAGCTCGGATAACTTGACCACGTTAGACATCGATATCATCCACAAACTGAACGGCACCGGAGTGCTCAACTTCCTGTCTGTCCGTCCATAGCTTGTAGCGCTTGCCGAGCAGTTCAGCTGCTTTAGTACGCTGAGAAGTATCCGATCGTCGCTCATGGCGTTGCACTTCACTCTCAAAGTCACCTAGCGGAACAACCATCAACTCTTCATCCTCAACTTGTCCACGCATGACAGAGGTGAGATATTCCATGACCTCTTGCTGATCTGCAACGGCTTTGCTCTGCAATTCAGCTAAACGCTCGTCAATATAGGATTTCACACTCACATTTTCCAACAACTTACTGGAATTGCCTTTAGCATACGCTTCACTGTAACCGGCATTAATAGCCGCTCTGTAAACATTCGCATGTATCACATATTCATCTGCAAAGCGCTGCTGCTTCAGTGTCATCTTCTTTTTAGCCACTTCATATCTCACCTACTTTCATATTTATGTATTGTCTTACTCAAAACCAGCGCTGATTGCCCCCTGCAATTGGAGGGTTCTCTATGTGGATCAGCACCAGTTTTCAGCAAACAAAAAAGACCACACCATCCGATGTAGTCCAGAATTTATTATTTAGCTATACTTTTATTTCCTCTGATACTATCTTGTCTACCATCTCCTTTTCCCCTGAGAACTTACTATATTTCTTTAAATATTCATCTAAGGATTTACAACCCTTCTCTTCAACATCCTGAAATAGTTCTTTGGCGTTCCTAAATTTAAAGTGTTTTCGGACAAATTTGTCGCTTGGTTGCTTTTTCAACTCTTTGTTTATTTTTTTAATTATCTCATCGGCTTTCTTGCCTAGCTCTTTTCTCAATTTTTTATCGTCAAATTTATAATCAATTTTAAGCATTGAATTCCCTCCTCTCTCCTGATAATTCAACTAATCTAAGAAGCCACTCAATTGAATTGCCACTACTAAAACATTAGTTATAAACAAAGCATATTTAAAGCAAGGTTATTATCTAATATCACTGAATAATTTCTCTTGTAACTCCGTGAGCTTCCGGCTCTTCAGATTTACCTACTCTTATACGGCAAAAGCTCTCTATCTGCTCTTTATTATACCATTGCCCAGTTGAGCACTTAATAAATTTCCTTTGTTCATAATGAAGTTCTTTAGAAAAGTCCGCGATACTTTGGTCATCAAATCGAATAGCTTCATTATGTCCAATCAATTTCACTTCAATATATTTTTCCATGAAATCCACCTCCTATAAGTTATTTAAATTATAGCAATATTTAGTATAATAGTCAGTAGCAGGATCTAGGCGACTGCACTTCTTAATATTCAGTGGGATTATCCCAGGAGGTGCGTAGTTATGGCTAGACGTGGAAAATGCTCATGTTCGCCTAAGCGCAGAGGTCCTATGACTGTAAGAGTTTCTCGGTATTACCGTACCGATGGAACCAAAGTCAAGGCCCATAAGCGTCACGTCCCTAAGTAGCCTTTGACGTCGCAATCATAGATTTAACACCAGAAGGAGCCTAGCTCTCCTGCTACATAATAAAACCCATCCATATCGGATGGGTTTTTATATTAGGATGCCTGTCATGGAAATCAGCTCGAAAGAGAAGTTATGGACGATGGGCATGTGCCTCACCGTCCGCCCTTCCAGTGTACAGTCGTTTGGCTTTTCTTGTCGATTTTTTCTTTAATTTCTCATATTTCCCATTAATCCTGTAATGTCTCGCATACTTCATTCATGATCGAATGGGCCCGTTGTGGAGATATCCCAACTTCCTTGGCAATGCTTTGATAAGTCATGCCATTGAGCCGGAGATTGAATACCAGTGCTGTCCGTTCATCTGTGATACGATCCCAGCGGTTTTGGATGTATCGTACTTTTGCTTGCAACCGATTCAGTTCCTTATCCATCTTCATGCGTCTGATGGTGTCGTTGTGTACGGGGTCGCTATTGCCACCTTGCGCTTTCGGCATGGCCGCATCTATCCCATATTGGGAAGTGGCTCCACCGCCGACTTCGCTTTTGTACTGTGCATCCAGTTCCTTCAGCCTGGAGATGTAGTATGGATAGCTGTTGATTAAATCCATAATCTTTTCTGTCGAATAAGTCTCAGTCGCATAATTCATAATTCAGCTACACCCCGTTTGAAAGTTTGTTTATTGCTATGAGCACATGGTCAGTGTCCCCATATTGTTTCTTCACGTTAAGCTCTACGATTTGAGCATCGTCCCTGTAGACGGTATCGTTCAGTGCATCCAATATCCCCTTGGCCAAGTTATCCAGATCAGGTTTCTTCTGATAAACCAGTGAGCCGCTTTCTATGGCCTTCAATTTCTTCTTGGTGTATGACTTCGGCGGGGAGAAAACAAACGTCAGATGAACGGCTATGGGGCACTCAGCAATGGTCAGTTGCTGTCTGTTCATGTAACTCTTTGCCGTCAGCTTCACCAGGCGCTTGTATGTCCTGCTTTGCCTAGAGTTCACCGCTTTGGATTTGCCGGAAGCCGTTTGATAAACACGGGGCCTGGGTTGCGGTACTGCCTTGCCTTCCACTTTGAATTCAATCATACGAATAACCACATAATGAACCAGATTGTAAGAGCGACGATGGCGAGGGTGATGCATGTGATGAGTGTGTATGCGACAAGCTCATCGAACTTTTTACTGTCCATCAATAGTTACCTCCTCGTACTCATAACGACCACCGTCATTCATGTGAATGGTTTTTGCACCTGTAGAAAGGTATTCCGTCACCGACTTGATTTCATCTTCATGCTTCGTTTCGAACGCATCCACTTCATCTTCCGTCAATGCTCTGGATGAACTGATCGTGTCGCCATCCGAAGTAACGTAAGTTTGAAAATATTTAGTCATCATTATCACGCTCCAATATCTCTTTCACTTGCTGCAGTATGTCTTTAGAGGTCTGCTGCTTTAACGAATACACCATCAATCATCTTGCCTTTCCTACCTTTAATCTCATCATAAGCAGCTTGCAGACATTCATAGAGATCCATGTCGTTTTGCTGTGCCAATATGATTAATGTCACGACAACATCGCCTATACCATCCCTCAACATGTGCTCGTCCCCTCTAGCCAGGGCAGATGCCACTTCTCCCACTTCTTCAGCGACCTTCAAGAATTGCTTACTTGATTCGGCTTTATCCAGTCCCTTATTTTGAGACCACTCTTCAATCAATTGTATTAGTTCATCCATATTAATTTTCCTCACTATTCTTCTCTCTAAGATTTTCAATCACTTCTCTAACCATTTGCTTCTGACGGCGCTCTTTTAGCCACCCTCTAATTATGTCAATTTCCATTGAGACGCAGACGATGATGACCAGCGCAGCAGCAAGATATATCAGTATGCCAAGCAGTGTCATTCCTTCACCCCCGGCCTTAATATTGGATGCAACAAACGGTCTTCCTGATGGGTGTCTGCAACTTTAAAGCGATTGTTGAACATCGGTGCGACGGCATCTTTAATGAAGCTGTGGCGGATCTTGACCGTCTCACCGGACGGGAGCTTCGTCTTGACCACCCCGCCGTTGATGATGGTCTCCACCTGCCCTTCACTAAGCACAATTTCAGCATTTACCAACTCTTTGAAATCCTGATCCTTCATTCCATTCACCCCCAGTGTCCATGCTTTTTCATAATCTCGATGACTTCATCGGCATAAGGTTCGTCTTGATTGATGACCAGATATTTATTAAATATTGACTTCCCCTCTTTTTCCCTGCCAACTGCAATTGTGCCGAGAAAAGCCACTAGTTTATTTAACTGCTTATCGGTCAAATGTTTTTCTGCATCACTTATTTTTATAACCCAGTGAGTATTAAATGCCATTCGTCTTCACCTCCGTCACCCTGCAGAAGTCGCTGCATACGAAACTCCTTAACTTCGGTTCCAGGTTGTTCAGCTCGTCTGCCGTGAAGTGATGCGTCGGGGAATTTCTGTTCATACTCCAATACGGGAACTTCACTTCTTTGGTACGCTTTGCCAACATGTTGCAGCCGTCCAGCGATACCAGGTTCTTCACTGTATATAGTTTCATTCCATCACCCTTTTAAGTTAGTCAGTCGCATAATCAATTCTCGGTAATCTGGACCATATCCATCTGGTCAGGATGGTCCATTTGTTCTTACTGCTTCTGAAAATAGCCATTGTTCACAAGCTGTTGAAAGTAATCATCAGTAATCCGGCCAGATCCCGTCTTCCCGTGAATGTGTTTGTAAGCTACTTTATCGCCTACTGTTGAAGTCACCTGTATGGTTGCCGGTGTGCCGTTGTTTAAGCTGTAATCGAACGTATCGCCTTCCTTAATGATCATTCATGCCACCCCCAGAACATACTGCGGTACATATCCTGCCAGTAAGGAGATAGTTTAAGCTCGGCCTGTTTTACCTTCTTGTAAGTGACAACCTCAACTTTTGGTACATCATGCTCGTCATACGTTGGTCGCGGCACCTTGCCGACGAATGAGCGCTGCTTGCGTTGGTTGGGTGAGGCTAGAACCATCATTCGAATTCCTCCTTATTTTTCATTTCTTCCTGTATGCACACGCACTGTCTTTTCTTTCTCCTTCTGTGATCGCTTTGGCTGATCTTCAGCAACAACTGTCACTTCTGCTTTCTTAACCATGATTCAGCTCCTTCATCACTTTTGGATATTTGGATTTCACAGAGTATAGCGGCCGACCCAGCACTTCAGATATTTCTTGGTTGGTATGGCCCTTCTCCCTGAGTTCGATAAGTCGCTTCACTTCTTTAGTAGTCCATCCTTTCTGCTCCCAAGACACATACTTACAGGCTGTTAGAGCTTCATTAAGCCATTCCGGTTCTGGAAGGATGCTCTTACGCTCATAGTCCTTCAGGTTGAAGTCATGCGGGTGTTTCTCTACTGCTTTCCAGAAATCTGCCCCATCGACCTGATAGATCCGTTTCTTTTTGCCCAGCACCAACTTCGTCAGTTTTACACCACGGTATTTCAGATACTTCTGCATGCCGTAAGGGTTCATGCTCAACTTCTGAGCAATGTAGTTCGGAGTGTAGCCCGTGCTGAACTCTTCGAATGATAGACCGAGCTTCTGCATTTTCGAAGCCACTGACTGCTCTGTGCGATTCAGATGCTTTGCCACCTTCCGTAACGTGTCTCGAGCATCCAAGTTAAACAAATACTCAATTTCTTCTTCAGTCCAAGGCTTGCTTTTCTTCAAACCCATCTTGATGACTTTGTTGTGTATCGAAGCTACAGACCGTTCGAGGTCCAGGCCGATTTCCCATGCTGGTTTACAGTTGTAGTGGTGCTTCAAGTAATCGATTTCTTGTGCTGTCCAAGGTTTTCTACCATCCATCTACTAGCCTCCATTTCTGAATTCTGCAATCATCTTCTGAATCTCAGGATCTTCACCTGCAGTCTTAGCCGGTCCAGAAGCAGCCTCTTCTTTCTTCTCTACTTTCATCCATGACGGTGTGACTTCTCCTGGCTTCTCGCGCCTTCTTTGTTGATAAGAAGGTTTCATCTGTTCAACTTGTTTACGCTTCTCTTCGGCTTCGACTTTTTCCATAGTGGTCAGACCTCTTTGCTTCCAGTTGTTCAATATGCCATTAACATAGTTCATAGTTGCCTTGTTATTGTTGGAAGCCACTTCCAAGGATTTGACTACGACTTCATGTTCAAAGGTTTTTAGCCATTCAGATAGTTGTTCAGCTTTAAATGCATTGATAGCTCCAAAGCCGAGTTCAGTATATTTATCGAAGACGACACCGACACGTTCTTTCTCTGTGTCTGTCTCTTTGTCTTTCTCTATGTCTATATCTTTCTCTAGTTCTAACTCTGTCTCTATCTCTTTCTCTGTGTTACCTAACTGTTTCTTAGTGGTTACATTGGTGTTACTTTGTAACGCCTTTTGTTCTCTATGCTTCCTTACTCTCCTTGCCGACTCTGTTTCAGACCCTATCATCGAAGCAATGTTTGACATCTCGAGCTCATGATCATCAAACTCAATGAGTCCTTTTTGTTTGAGGTAATTAAAGGTGATGTGAGTATTCTCTACATCTTCATCGATATCGAGTGCAATCTCCTCGACAAAATTGTCTGCAATGCCATCGAAGTAAATCTTTCCATCGTTCTTCAAACTGAGAAGCAACATTTTGAGATAGATGATGGTATACGTATCGCCGCCTGCGATTCGTCTGAGCATCTTAATTTCTTTCTGGCTGAAGAAGTCATCTTTCAACTTCAACCAGAAGTAACGTTTATTCTGACCGGACATCTGTACTCTCCTTTCTAGAACGGCAGATCATCATCTGAGATATCCACCGGCCCATCACCCTGGAATGGGTTCGGTTCTCGCTGTCGGCTTTGTCTATTGTATGCATTGGTATAACTATCCGACTTGTTCTGCCCCCTGCTCTCACCACCATAACTGCTGCCCGAGGCGTTTCTTTCATTTTTTTGGGATGATTGCCCGCCGGAGCCATTAGACCCCTTGGGCTCCAGGAATTGAACACTGTCAGCGACGACTTCAGTTACATAGACCCGCTGCCCTTCTTTGTTCTCATAGCTACGTGACTGGAGCCGCCCATCTACACCGGCCAGACTGCCCTTCTTCAAGTACTGGTTCACGTTCTCGGCCTGCTTGCGGAAGGCGACGATGTTGATGAAGTCGGCCCCACGCTCACCATTGGCATCGGTGAATGGACGATTGACTGCCAGGGTGAAGTTGACGACGGATATATTGCTTTGACTGACTTTGAGTTCTGGATCTTTGGTTAGGCGGCCGACAAGTACAACACGGTTTAACATGCCCCTACCTCCTCGAATAGATCCATCTGATAGTTGATACTGCATTCTGGGTACTTGCGACTGATGAACTTCCTTGCTTCCTGCTTCGTCTGAAAGATGAAATGGGCGTGCTCCCTAGCCTTGTCCAACACCTCATAAGAACTCCCATAGTCGGTGCCGTAGATGGTCTGTGCCTGAACTTCAGATGATTCGAATACCTCGTCAAATGCTTCGTTGCTCAATTCGATAAATATTGTCATGATAGACCTCCTAATTAGAGAGGGGGTTACTCCCCCTCTTTTTCTCCTTCTGCAGGTACATCTCCAACGATTTCAGGAATATCGACATATGCTTCATCCTCCGGAGTGATGTCCTTGATGTTCTTGCCAGTGCCTTCATCGTGTTCGACTGCCTGCTGCATCTCTACAGATACCGGGAGATACTTCCACATGTGACGGATGACGGTCTTCTTCGCCATTTCTGCATAGTCCGTAGCCCATGGAGAATACTGGCTGTTGCCGGCTTTGCTGCGTGCTCTGCGCTTGTCGATTTCTGATTTCGGCATGTACTCGAATTGATAGCCGCCATCTTTGAAGTGGGCAACTGCATAAGCGCCTTTGAATTGGCCGCGATCCTCTTCAGCCGGCTTGTGCTTCAGATTGCTGTGCAAGCCAAGCTCATACTCGAACTCATCGTTCTCATATACGTCATGGGCATAGATGCTTTGAATGTGGCCGGACCTTCTGGCCAGATCAATCATGCCACGATAGCCAATAATGAAAGTGACATCAGTTGTGCCCTTCTTGTTGTTCTTGAATGGCAGGAAGTAGCAGTGCCCCATCGGTCCTGGTTCCAGACCAAGCTGTGCCGACTGCATGACCGCACCAAGAAGACTGGAGACATCGGCCTCTTTAAGTTGCGGCGTGGTCCTGATGACTGTAGTGGCCATCCTGGTCATACGCTCCACACTCATATGCTTCGGAAGGGCCTGCGCCATTGCTGGTGCCATCTGGTCGATATAGTCATTAATGGTCATTGGCTTCTTGCCGTTTGCCACCTCGTTCTTCTGCTTAGTTGTTACCTGGTTTTTGAGCGTTTCATTTGTAGCCATGATTAATTCTCCTTTTATTGATATAATTTTTGTAATACTATTTGAGAGGATTGGAAAAATGTCTAAACACATCATTAAATTTTCTGCTCATAACACTCAAAACAATTCACGCACGGGGACAATTGAATTACCTAATGAATGTCCATGGTGTTATTCAAAAATATCTCCAAAAATAATCGGTAAAAATAGTTATGATTATTTTGTTGATAAAGAAACTTTTCAGGGTGCTTTACTTCTCGAATGCCCTAACTGTAAAAACCATTTCCATAAATCGTACGATATAAAATTCGGAAAATATTCTGATTTTACATCTCAGCCGATTGATAAATTCCCTGTCCCTCAGTCTAAATTTGAATATCCTAATGAAGTAGATACTATCTGCCCAGAATTTGGAAAAATCATTTCTCAAACAACACATGCAGAAGGACTAGGGTTAGATCATCTTGCTGGGATTGGTTATCGAAAAAGCATCGAATTTTTAGTCAAAGATTACTTAATAGAACTAAAAAGTTTCGACAGAACAAAGACCGAAAAGAAACTATTAGGACAATGTATTCAAGATATAGAAGACTCACGAATACAAACCTTAGCTAAAGCCGCTACTTGGATTGGAAATGATGAAACGCACTACACTCGAAGACATGATAAAAACATTGATGATATGAAAAGATTTCTTCATGCATTAACACTCTTGGTTTCATTAGAAAAATCAGTTATCGATGCTAAAGAGTTTACAAATAATTAATAGTATCAATCTCAAATATAAATTCTCCAGACATATCAAAATATTGATATATTTCTCTTACAGGATTATCCTTGGTACCATTGCCTCTTAATGATTGAATTTTTATAACTTTCATGACATCGACTTTGTCTGGAGGCCGGTGTTCTATTTTGGGTTTCTCCATTTATTGTTCCCTCCTGATTTGTTTAACTCTCAGTACACGCGTTTCTGATTCTTTGTAGTAGCCTTTGATGAGGTCGGCCTGCTCTTCTTTCAATCGTTTGCTATCCAGTGACTTTCTTTTTTGCGGTTTCCAAGTAACTAGATAAGACTCCGTTTTTCCGGCAATATTATGCCCAAGCTGATCCTTCAGCTGGTTCTCGTACTTCGCTTGGAGCTCCTTCGTCTCCTTGATATCCCGCTTGCATGCTTCGATGGCCTTCAGGAGTGTGTCAGCATCTTCACTGAGCGCCACTTCTTCATCGTCGATGTCTTTATACATATAGTTGATGAAGTCGCTTGTCGCATCGCTTCCGTCAATTTCAGGAATGACACCGGCCTGCACATGGTTCTCCCAGAAGTCCTTCTCGGCTTCAATGATGATGTCGATTAGTTCTTCATCGCGTTCAATCTCCTTCCAGATATAGTTGTTGCCGCCACATAGGACTGCGATATAGGCCTTCTCATAGCCGGTGACGGCCATATAGTGCTGCACCTGGCAAAGATACTGCGCCGGGATCTCGTCGCCTTCCCACTGGTCCTTGTTGTACTGAGAAGTGGTCTTGCATTCGAGCAGTGCCTTCTCCCCCACTACAACGCGATCCAGATTGGCAAGCATGAAGTCGTGCTCCGGGTGACGGAGCATACGGTTATCTCGTCTGACACGTTTACCAGTTCGGTTCTCGAATTCTTTGGCGACGACATCTTCAAGCACGTTGCCCCAGTAGATATATTCATTGTCGATATCCTGCCTTAGTTCCGGATTCGTCTTCTCGAAGAACAACTGCGTCTTGGACTTCCATTTGTTCACGCCAAGGATCGTACCGGCGTCACTTCCACCGATGCCCGTCTGACGGTGTTGCAGCCATTCTTCGTGTGATAGGTCTCTTACATTGATATGCTGTACCATATTGAGCCTCCTAATAGATGTGTTATAATTGAGTTGGTATATTTCTTATTCGTCACTGTTGGTAGCAGTGGCGTTTTTTACTTTGTAAAGTATGATGGCCAAGTACCTCGTTCTTTTCTGGTCGTGTAATATTGGAGAAAACTTGATATCAACCACTTCGATATTCTTCGTATTCATGAGCGACTGTATATCCCTCTCAAAAACCTTCTTGCTATCTTGCTGAACAACTTTCACTTTAATTTGCTCCATCTATCTCACCTCCTCTCAATAATCATCAAGCTCTAAATCCACAAGCTCGGAAGTCTCTATATTGGCTTTTCTGACTGCATCCTTAACCTGGCGGTCGATATACTCTTCATTGCGCTCGTCATCGAAGTCATCTACATAAGCAACATCAACAGTAGCGTTGATCGTGACTTCGACAGACTTCACTTTCACGACAGGCAGCGTTGGATCTGCATGCATGTAATCACTCCTTTTGGGATAATTTATCAGCGATAATTGGCGACAGTACCGTAAATACGATGATTGCGATGAATGAAAGCATCAGTATCTGCCCTTCAGTGATGATCTGTAGTGTAGAGAGTGTGCAGATGATGCCGAACAGGAATACGCCAAGCCATATCATGCCTTCACCTCCGATAATCATCCATGATCTTCTCCAATGCTCTGCGTCCTTCATGGCGCTTGATGTAGATTTTGCGGTCGATTTGAGAAACGAAACGCTTGAACCGATCGTCATATAGGATATGTGTACGCAGAAAAGTTTCGCTGATGCCTGTATCCTTTGCGAAGTCCTTAACTGACAAGTAGAGTCGTTCATCTTTCTCCTGATGTGGTTGTATTTGCTTTGCTACCTTCTTGAATACTTCAAGCAATTGTTCTTCATTTTCTGCAACAAACATCGGCATATCATATCCTCCTTTGCATCTTGAGACGGGCGTCTCTGCCTTGGTTGATTTCTTTCGGCGGAATACCATAGTCATCAAGTAGTTTCATGAGCATGCCCTGCCCTTCAAACAACACGTCCTGCAGTTCGGATGCAATTCGAGTGACTGACTCCTTCTCTTCTTGTGTCAGGAACTCCGGGTGCTTATCCAGACGAATCTGTGGCAACATGTCTGTAAACTCTTCAATCTCCTTCTGAATGCGGAACCTGAAGCTCATGCGGTGATCGTCATACACCCGATTAGAAGGTGTTGGCATGGTATAGCCACCAGTGACTTCATGCGCCATATCGTTGAGTAGATGTGGATCTGGTACATTGTTGAAACCAGCTTCATACATTGAAACGGTCATGGTGCGGTCGCCTTTTTCCATCTTGCAGACCTGGGACTTATCCGTGAAAAGCATATTCGCAACGTCTTGTTGGGTAGCGCCGGTGCGTTTTCGATACCTGACAATTGATGATTTCATAAGTTGACCTCCTGTCATTTTTTCTCTATTGATAGTTGTCGTGATTTCCATGTACTATTTAGGTAGAGTTAATCAGTCGCATAATTGATAACTCATTAGGCATGGGCTTGTTGGTCGCTTGCTCATGCCTTTCCTCTATAAATTTGCTTGCCCGCCCTCTTGGTCATCAGCAAATTCCAATGTCAGCTGCTGCACCTTTAAACGGGTTGCAGTCGAGGGTACCCAGACATTGATATAATCCATTGCCTTATTGAAATGCTTTTGTCTGAGCTGAGTGCGCGTTTTGATACCGCAAACTTCATTCAGTCCACTATTGATATCTTTGAACAGCGCCTGCTTTACTTCTTGGGTATCAGCAAATCCATACCGCTGTATGATCTCCATTACATTTCTTCTGACATGCTTGGCGATGAAGTTATATTCGCCTGCATCCAACTTCACTTCATCTTTTAAATAGGTGACATCCTTTTCTATCGTGTCCACTTTCTTATTGGTTTGATCCAAAGCTTCAAACTGGAGTCTCATGATTTCCATGGGATCCTTAGGCGCTTCGTACTTGCCTGTCTTTCGGATCTGCGGAAGCACTTCTGAAGTGACCCAGCGTTTGAATCGTTTTGCTGAATCTAAATGGCTACTAAAAATGAGGGAATACAAACCTGATTCGTTTATTACCGTCTGGCTCCTTCTTTGACCTGCCGTCGCGATCTGCGACATCAGCTTATCTTCAGTATCAACATGCTTCCAAATAGCATCTCTAGAATTTGCGTAACCCAATACATCAGCTACATCTTTAGCAACGAAGTATGGTTCATCATCAATGCTTAGTGTTCGAACATCATTTTCTTCAAAACTGAATATTTGCAATTCTTCCATGTTCTACCTTCTTTCTCTGGTATAATCTTCCTTAAGGAAGGGAGGTGATAATGATGAGTGCGATTTACTATTTCAATACAATTACTGATTCAAAAGGCAATCACGAAGTCCACACACAAGAATGCATCTTTCTACCATCAGAAGGAACTCGTAAACGGATTGGTATGGAAAGTAACTGTCAAAATGCAATTGCAAGTGCTAGAAGAGAAAACCCGGGTAAAACGTTTGATGGGTGCTTCTACTGTTCAAAAGAATGTCATACAGGATAAATAACTTTTCTATAGGACGTTCTTGTAATACGGCGTCTTTTGGTATGATTTTCCTTTTATAAAGGTGGTGTAGTAATGGCGAATCTTTCAATCGAACAACGCGCTCATGACCTGGCTCTTTTAACGGTCCAGTTAGATGTGCAAAGTAAAATAAACGGTCCACCAGGAACCTATAACATCGACATGGTCACTAGTTATATAGCAGCCTATAACGATGCTTTAGATGCTTTAAATGAATCTAAAAAGGACATCCGCCAATCGAAAGATTAATTTGCGCAGGTTTATTTTTATCAGCAACTCTCTTGATAACAGCTGCAACTGCAATTGAGAGGGTTGCTCCTACTAATAGTTTCTTCATGTTATGCCTCCTTTTTATCGTACGTTTCGCGTACTTCATCTTCAAAAAAAATAGTCCAATGTGCATTTAGAACTTTGCTTAACTTAATTGCAGTAGTAACTGGTATGCTCCGGTGACCCTGCTCATAGCTCGCAATAGTAGTCTTCGCAATACCTATTTTGTCCGCTAGCTCAAGCTGAGTGTATCCATTTTTCTTCCTCAATTCCTTGAGTTGGTTCATTATTATCACCTCCTTTATACTACGTATTGCGTACTAATAATGTATCACGTAACGCGTACTAAATCAACACTTAAATACTCATTTTGTAATACTTTATATAAAACTATTAAATTTAATACGCAAATTGCGTACAATTACAGTATCTGGAGGTGGTGCCGTTGATAGGAGAAAAGTTGTTCGAGTTGAGGAAGATGAAGAAAAAAACTCAGGTAGATATGTCTAAAATTTTAGGCGTAGCAAAAACAACATATGCATCATATGAACAAAATAGAAGAATGCCTGATATAGATATGCAGATTAAAATCGCTGACTATTTCGGCGTCACTCTTGACGAATTGAATGGACGACAACCAAAAGAGAAGGATATCTTCGACGATGCAGATGCCCTTATGTTCTCTAATAAGGAAGGTTTCGAGAATTTAAGCGAAGAGGAAAAAGCGGAGATTAGAAAGATGCTGGAGGATCAGCTTGAGTTCTTGATACAACGGAAGAATAAAGACAAGTAGGTGTAGCTTATGGAGAAACTAAATGCTGTAGAAGTGTTGTATTTACATTATGCCGTAGGTAGAACTCCTAAAGATGCTGTTAAACACAACTTCTGGCAAGAGGACTACCATAAGTCAGCTCAATCATTATTGGATGATTTATTGGATAAAAAGGCTTTATTTTTAGAAAATGATTTAAAGAAAAGTCTAGCGAAGAAAAAAGTTCCAGAAATCAAGGAAGTATTGCGTTCCAATAAATTAAAACTAAGCGGTAACAAAGAAGTGTTGATTCAGAGGTTAATAGATAATCAAAGCGTAATTAGCTTATCAGAATTAAACTTAGAACCCGTATTGGCTATTTCAGCTGAATATCAAGACTTATACAATTCTACAGACTTTATTAATTATGCTCATCGTAATCACTACATTGATATATTTGAAATCTATAATTATTACCAGTCCTCCCCTGGGAAAACCAAACATGAAATAATTATAGAAACGATGATCGAGAAGTATAAAATGAAGCTTGATGATTCTACAAAGCATGATGCAAGAATGCTGGCCAGTAGAATATCCGATTATTATTTAGTTGAGCTAAACGATATAACTAACGGTTATTTCTATCTCAATTGTAGTGTCATGGTACAAGTTATGCAGAATATAGAATCCTACAGAGGAATGTTAGCAACTCATGGGAAACAAACAGTAAAAAATTTTAATCTATCGTATTTATTTAAAATACATGACAAAAGTGTCCAAACATATAAGAAATTGTTCTACACCAATCAAATTAAACCTATAAATATTGGCGAAGACATGTTTTCGCATACTCAACATTTACCATATAATGATTCTGACAAAAAGCTTGTATCAAACTTTGTCTTTTATTACTTTAAAGACCAAGAAGAAGCTGAGGATATATTAAAACACGAAATCGAAAAACAATTTTATTGTCGGGACAGAGATATACCTGAGGAAAAGGCGCTTAGAGAAATAGAATCTACAGAATCGGGTTTTAAAAAATTTATTAAAAATATATTCAAGTAACTAGCTGACCACTAGTACCTAATTTGTGGTCAGTACTTTTTTTACAATAAAACCGAACATACGTTCTAACACTAAGGGGGATCTTATGAGAATTGAAAGAGTCGTTAATGAATTAGTCGATACATGTATTACAGATAGCTTGGATTTAAACATCCCTCACCTATCCTATATGTTCTCGACACATATACTTTATAACCACAACACGAACTTCTACTTCAACAAGCAGGGGGTGGACATCATCGCAATCAAAATCGGAGATCCATTCGAGATGTGGCACGCCTTTTGTCATGAAGCCGGCCATATGTTTCTCCACTGCACGAATCAGAAGGTTATGCCCCAGTCATTCAACTTAAAGCAGGAGGCGGAAGCCAAGAAGTTTGCACTGCTGCTCATGATGCCCGAGAAATTGATCATGCGGCATGAGCTCTATGAGGCCCAGCATATCGCTAATTATTTTAACGTGCCGATTAACCTAGCCATGCAGCGTATAGAGATGTTGATTGAGCAGACGCAGATAGTAACTTATAACTAGGAGGGAGACGCATGAAACCAGTTAAACAGCCAAACGGTAAGTATAAATATAATTTTATGTACCAGGGGAAGAGATATAGAAAGCAAGGGATTGCAACAAAGAAGGAAGCTGAGGCGATGATTCGAAGAATCGTCAATGACGTGGCACATGGTGTGGAAGTGGATTCCAACGTACTGTTGGCTGACTACTTCGAACAATGGTATACGGTCAACAAAGAGAACATTGTATCTGACAAGTCATTGAAACGCTTCGGCAGTACACTGAAGAAGATTAAAGCGTACTTCCCAGACAACTTCCGACTAAAGGACCTGGATCGCAGACAGTACCAGGAGTTCCTGAACCACTATGCCGAGGGCCTGACGAAAGATAGCGTGCGAAAAATCCACAATCCCATTCATGCTTGTATGGAGGATGCGGCTTACCATGGCCTAATTCGTAAAAATCCGGCGTGGAAGGCCACCATTCACGGCGCTATTCCTGCAAAACAGGAAAAGGACAAGTATATTGAGCTGGATGAATACGTTGCATTCAAACAACGATTGATGGGCAACCATACCAAGAGTGCTCTGCTACTTTTCATCCTTCACTGCACCGGTGCACGCTTCAGCGAGATCAATAAACTTCGGCGTGACAACTTCAATGTCAACGACAATACCGTACACCTGGAAGGGACAAAGACAGAGAATGCCGATCGGCTCATCTCCATTGCTCCGTCAGAAATGGCCTATATCATGAATGTTCTGGATAAATGGGAGATAGGCGATACGGAACACTTCCTCGACATCTCGTACAACGCCGCCGAGAAAGTATTCAAGCACATTCGGGATGATATGAGTATATCTGAGAATAAGACCATGTACGTGCTCCGACACACCCACTGCTCTTACCTATTGGCAAACGACGTGTCAATCAACTACATCAAGGAACGCCTGGGCCACGCCAACATACGCATTACGATGGAGTACTATGGCCACCTGCTTAAAGACCGCTATGAGAAGGATGATCGTATGGCGACCGAATTAATGGAGGCCATCCTGCAATAA